ACCTAAGGCTTGTGAGATTGTCTGAAGGAACATCATGAGAGACTCACGATCTTGCCCACGGCCAATTCCCTCAAGGCCAGCAATGATGGTTGGGAACACAATACCCTTAGGCAGTTGTGGAAGTTCTTTAGCGCGTTGAAGAGTGAAGAGTTTTCGTTGGAGGTACGGGCGAACCAGTTCCACGGTAAGGTTACCATAGATTCCCCCAAGCTGCTCGTTGAGTTCCTGCTGGGTAGCACGGATCTCCTCGGCAGTGGTACGTTCCGATTGCCTCACGGAGAGGATCAGGAACGCCTCAGATAGGCGCTGGGTAAGGGACTGGATCATTTGGTAAGCAGACGAGAAGTCAGCCTGCTTGCTCACCTGAACAGCAGTCACGTCTTCAGCACGGCCCTGAATGATTGCCCCATTGCCTGCCTTAGCAAGCGTACTGGGCTTCACAGTAGCGGCAGGACTTACCAGGAACACCACCTTAGCAGCGGCGGCAGAACCCTCCACCATGGCTTGCATCAGCCCCTCAAGGGACCTCAGATCACCAAGGTACTCTTCAATGCGGCCCCGTCCATAGTCTTCTCCATCAACCACATTAAAGCGGAGAGGAAGCCACGGGGTTGTATTTTTTGGAGCCTTACCGAAGGAGTCAGGAAGAATCTTTCCTTCTACTTCTTGACGCCAACGCCACTGTCCATCCTTGAGTTTTGCCCAAGTGTAAACAGCAACTTCATTTTCACCAACAGTGACATCCACATTAGGAGCACTGGTGTTGTCAGCTACATCATTAACATTCCTGGCTTGTTCCGTTTGAAACTCAGCAGGAAGGAATTGGCGGTCAATTGATTCAACAGTAACGACCTCGGTGGGATTACCCTCTCCATCACGGACGACCACAAATCGGTCAAGAGGATAAAGTTTTACACCACTTGAACCCATGTATACCAGAGCATTTCCGGTTACAATCAAGTGCTTCATTGCCTGGTGGAGGATAACACGATCCTGTGATTCGGCAATGTTTTGCATGACCACCCGTTCCATTTTAGAAAGGGAAAGATCAATTTCTGATTTAACAGCAGCACTTAATTCGGGGTCCAAGCTAAGCTTACCATCATTTACTTGAAGCTTGAAGAAAGTTGCGTTCACAGGGAACAAACTAAGCATCAACTTCGATGCCATGACGTTAACGCCTTTAGCGCCCATGGACTGCCAAGGAGTGGGCAACTTCTGTCCATTAACAACTCCAGTAGGAGTCAAAAGATAAGGAACAGAAAGAGCTGCACAATCCCTAGCAGTATCGAGAAAGATCGTTCTGTCGCTTGCCAGCTTTGCGTAACGACTTGCGGCAGATTGATTTTCCATTTGTTATTTACCAATATTAAGGTTAGTCATAGAGCCAGAAGGCATACTGCCACCAGCTCCTCCACCTGTGCTAAGAGGAATCGTAAGACCACCCGGACCTTTAGTTGCCTGTTGAAGAGCAGCACGGCGGGATTTAATGGTCTTTACCGTTGTAGGTTGATTGCTAGTAACGGTAGCAGGCGGCGGGGGCGGTGGTTCCGGCGGGGGCGGAATTTTAGGAGAAAGGCACATGATGTTTAAAGCTTACGTTTGGATTTAAGAAAGCGAATAACTTCAATCACTCCAGCCATACGTCCAGCTTCCCACGGAGTCATCTCGTGGTCTGGATACTGGTCTGGATACATCTGATCAAGTTCCTCGATGAGGGTATTTAGATCAATCCTCCCACCAATAACACTGGTGAGGGGAATGGTTTCGGTGTCAAAATAGGCGTCAGCCATATTGTGGAAGGTCGTTGTTAGAGGCTTCAAAGAAGGCAGGCATTCGAGCCCGCTGGGTATCCTTTAGTCCTGGGGCTTTTCCTTTTTCGTAGAGGGAATCAGATTGAGCCAACCAAAAATCTTTATCAAGATACCTGCTTTCAGATTTACCAAGCCCATCAACTACCCATCCCACAGTCGCTCTACGAAGTCGATTGAGGCTTGATGTGGACTTGAGGCCCAACTCGGAGCAGACCATCGAGTGGATGGCGACATGCGTTTGTTCATCTCGGCTAATGTCGGCTGCTGTGGTTCGGATTCCGATGTCACCATTGAATCGGAAGAATGGGAGGATGACGAAGAAGACACTGCGTTCAAGGATAGCGGCTTTTAGGAGTGGATGTTCAGGGGCATCCAGCCACGCCTTAAGAATGTGCTTAGCTTCGGATTCAAACTTTTCATTTGAACCATGAGCAGCCACTACATAGTTAAGGGCTTGATCATGCCTCTCTTCATCCAATTGATTAGACAGTAGAGCTTCCCTAACACCAGGAGTATTAGGTAGTTCTTTTTCGAGTCCCTGTTGTAGAAACTCTCGCACCGGCAATTCAAGATGACGGAGACCAAGGGCACGATAGATCGCATCCTTAGCCCCATCAACGAGTTTCCCCTTTTGAACAGCAACTGGAGTCCACTTTCTTTTTCTTGAAATTACTTGATCGTAGGGGGAAAGAGTTGCGTTCATTATTCTCCGCAGGGAATACAAATGTTATCGTTGGTTGGTTCGGAAACAGGACAACCACAGTCTTCCTCTTCAAACGAAAAGAGATCCTTGAAGTCGTCATCTAGGGCAGCAAGAGCATCATCCTTTGCTTGCGTGTCTGGCATGACCTGAAGAGCATAATAAAGGGAAGTCTGGGATGATGCCATCCAATCCCTAAGGAACTCTCGGTCATAGGTCACAACATCGGACCAGCTATTAAAGGAGTATCCGTGAAATAGCATCGTTGAGCGGAAGAGTGTTACCACCCCATCAACTACCTTCTTGTAATCATGCCACCCTACTTCCGACGCGATTTCGCAGTCAGGCGGGTACGCATATGATTGAACTCCAAACGTCCCAGAATCGCGGTCAACGTGGCGGCTGATAGGAGGAGCCAACTCAGGAGTGGTAGTGTAGCCCCGAAGATCAATGTTGTTGTAACTACAAGAAGCGGTAGGAGCAATAGCAAAGGCCCTCTGCATACCTGCTTGACGGGCGATCTGCGCCGCGATTTCGATTGACTTGGCCAGCTCCGAAACAAGAACGTATGCTGGTGTGTGTGTTGGTTGGTGTGTGTGGTAAGCATCAAGAGCTTCTCCAAATTCTTTGTAGGTTACTTTATTCTGACAAAGGAAATTAGCCAGCCCAAGCACACCCAAACCAACCTGCTTGTCCACCTCAGGAGAAAGATACTCTCCTGTTTCTCCTACGCCAGTTTTAGCATGAAGAGCAACAAGAGAAGTCATCCCCTCCACAAAGGCAGGAGTTAGATCCTCGAACCTACAAGCACCCAAATTGACGTGCTGAAGTAGACAAGTACCACGGCTAGGAAGATAAACTTCAAGGCAGACATTTCCATAGATTCTATTACCTTCCGCATCGTAGCGGATCTTATTTAGCCATATATCACCCTTCTTAATTCCTTCAAGGGTAGCATCAATCAACTCGGGTGGAGCAGATGTAAGGAACCCGGGGTCCACATTGAGGCAACGCTTTACCCAAGACAGCTCAGTACGGCTAGCCTTAATAAATTCAATAGCATCAGGGTGGGTGTAGTCAAGGTGGCACACAACAGCACCATTCTTGTAGACACCACCGCGCCTCAGGATTTCGTTGAGGGTTGAGTAGATTCTGGCGAACGACACAGGGCCAGACGCCACAAGTCCTCTTCCATTCTCGCTGCCTCGTTCACGGAGTTTAGAAAGGTGTACAGCAACTCCAGCTCCGTTGCGGAGAGCGTGGGAAACAAATCGCCACGAGGCTTCAATTCCATTGGGTCCCTCCATTTGATCTTCAACAACAAAAACCGTACAGCTCACGGGAAGGCGAGACTCTGGATCATCAATCCAATTTTGAACCCGACCAGTTCGGGCGATGGTGTTGGGGGTGTCTCCAAGGTCAGCGAAGGCAGTCATACGAGGTCGTCAAGAAATGGTGGTTGGTAGTTGGGCCCCTTGAGTATCTTACCATCTTCGCGGCGGAGGGGCTTCCCGTCTACGAACTTGCTCATGTTGGACTCAAACACCCGCTTGAGGGCGATGTCTAGGTTCCAGCCGCGAGCAACGGCATATTGGTAACAAACAAAAACAAGATCAGCGAGTTCCTTTAATGTGTGGATCTTGTCTTTATCGGTGTCCTCATTGATGTGTGCTTCAAGAAGTTCATTGAATTCCTCTCGTATGAGAGTCATTTGCATCTCTTGAACCAGTTCATCATTTGGATCAATGGATTGTTCAGCGGCAAGTCGGAAGACAAACGCCTGTTCAATTAGATGTTCAGGGGTTTCCATCAGTGGTTAGTGCTTTGATTTTGCGGTCAACATAGGCTTTAACTTTGAGCCAGTCGTCGATCTCAGACTCCTGATCTTTGTGGCCAGCACGGCAGACATACTTAATGACATTGCCAGCCAGAAAATCCAGCTGCTGATCCACAACAAAATCCCAAACCTCGATACG